CGGGCATAGTTGAGGACTTTCGGTATTACCAAGATGCAGCCATCAGCACCGGCTTCCTGATAGTACATGTGCGGTGGAACACCTTTGGCCGCTAGCTGTTCTCTGATTTCCGGCTTAATAGTGATTGCTCTGCCGATGAGGATGAGAGAACTTGCAGTTTCATTCCGGGTCATTTCCCAGCCCGGTCCAGATGTTACCTCTACGTTGCCGACATTGTTTTCGATCTCAAGACCGTAAGCATCCGAGTCGTGGTATCTAGTACCAATCTTGGTACAGTATCCAAATGGACGTAACATCTTCTTGTTGATCTTGAATTTCTTATTGACAGAGGCGCACTGGTCTTCATTTTCTGAGTTTCTGTTAGAAACCATATCATCTGTGTGAATGACTTCAAAGTGGAACCCAGACATGGTTGACGTGATCGAGGTAGCCATGATGGTGGCTTCTCTACGCTTAATCTGTCTTCTAGACCACTCGGGACACGTAAATGTATACATGTCGCCTAGGTCTTTTTCTTCCACGCAAAACTCTGGGAAGAATATGTTCATCAAACTTGGATTGTAGGTCTTGATTAAAAAGTGACCTTTAGTTTCGTCCAACACAGCCACAGCCAAGTCATCTGCTGCCGTCAAAATCAGGATTCTTATTTCAGGGAAATTGAGAACCCACTGCACTAAGTCTATAAGACCGGTAGAACTTTTCATCGAGCCACGAGGATATAATAGAAGTCTATTCTTGATTGTATCCTGTTCGGCTACTGGTTTAGAGTTGTCTTTCTTCACGAAGAAATCAAAGAAAGGTCCGACATTCTCTGTGCGAATCATGTTCGCGGATATTGGATGACCAGCAGTTTCTGGGTTAGTTTCGTGCGTGAAGTATCCTGCCAACCATTCTAAATCTTGGCGGCATCTACGCATTACTTCTTTTGCCCAAACTTGATCTTTTAGAATGCCCTTCTCACTAAGAGCGGTCAAACCTTCTCTATTTGAGTCTAGATATTCATAAAGATCATCGTGACTTACTACATGCCACGGTACAGCTTCAAGATTACCGTTGCCGTACTTTTTGGCTATATCTGATAATGTCATGTATTAGTTTTTTATCCAAGCACGATCTTTTGGGGAGACTCGCATTAAGTAGGCTAGTAACGCCATAGTCGAGTCTTCGCTCAATTCGCCGCTAGATATAACTTTGATAACTTCGTACCAATTTATAGCGACCAACTCGGGTCCCCAATTATTTCCCTTTAACTTTGCCTAATTTCGGATTTGCCTTCTTAGCCTTTGCGCTTGCATTTCTGCTGGCATTGGCTAGTATTGCACCGGCGCTCTCCTTGCTTACGCCTTCGGATTTTGCGATTTTATCTTGGACCTTTTTGAAGCCCGGGTGTTTGTCTGCCATTATTCTCCTAAATTCTTGGATGTCTTCCTCGTAATTTTCTAGTATCCCACCCATTTTACTTTTTCTTTTTGGTAAAGTTATCTTCCCGCTTCCCTTTGGAAACGACTTTAGGTGCCTTACCTGTTTTACGATCTGCCATTATTTCTTCTTCTTTTTAGGCTTGGATTTGCCTTCTTCAGACAGACCAATTGCGATAGCTTGCTTCTGGTTTACTACTTTTTTTCCCGAACCGGATTTAAGGGTTCCCTTTTTCCATTCGGACATCGTTTTATCCATACCCGGCATAATTACGCCATCTGAGAGGCCATAGCCCCTTCGCCTTCCTCCGGCTGCGTTCCTGCGGCTGGTTGATCTCCCATGTGACTATCTAGATGTGCATGAAGCGCCTGAAGGTCAGGAACTGAATGTTGTTCTGGACCGGAATCCGCTCCGCTCATCATCTGAGCAGCAGAGTTCTGGTTAGGATGTTCTACTACGAATCCTCCGCTCTTACCGCGACGGATGTGCATGTGATGCACTGGCTTCCCTGTCCGTTTTCCGGACTTTCCGCCCATTGCTGATTTTGCGCGACTTTCTTTTGCCATTGGTTTTCCTTGTGTTTCTGAATTTTATCTAACGACGACACTTGTTGGTGCCGCTGGAGTTGCCGATATAGATATAGCCAACGTGGAGTTCGCCGGGATTGTTATTGCTGCTGCCGTATACCCTCCACTGATTGTCGTAAGCGGAACTGTTGATACGGTTCCCGAAGCGTTATTTGCATTCAGCAAGTATGTTGTAGCACGAGTTGAATTGCTCAATCCGGCGTTATTGAATGTTATCGTTCCTGTCGAAACAGGAGATGCGGTAGGATTGACCATTACTATGCTGTCAGCACCAGATGTGTAAAACGCCGCTGCACTCAACCCTGCTGTGGTGCTACCCGGAGATATTGAAGCAGCCAAGTTACCGCCGCCTGACAATCCAAGATACGTATTCAACAACATGTACGCGTAATATTGTGGATATGCGACGACCGTTCCGGTATTATTACAATCCATCGCGGAATCTACTTGACCTACTAAACAAAAATTTGCTGTGGAAGTCTGAGACGTGAAGTAAAAAACGTTAGCAGGTATGGTAGAAGCGCCGTAAGTTCCGATGGCATTCAGATAGTCAATTGCCATTAGAACATTCCATAAAGGTCCGAACGTTCCGTCGTTTCTGCAACAATCACCACCAGAGAAGCTGGGATTGTTATTAGTTTCTGTTATTAGTATTTTAGCCGAACTACCTGCTGTAGTGACGAATCCCTGAATATTGGCATATGTAGCACCGATACCGTTGGTCACGCTCTGCATCGCTGCAAGATAATTGGCCCATGTAGTTTGGGCTGAATTATAGTAGTGATAGCTTATAAACTGAATCCCAGACCAAGCTGCTATTACTCCCGGCACCCAAGTTGCTCCGTTAGAAGTTGGGGAAGCCAGAGCAGGGCCTCCAATTAAAACTCCGGGATTAGCCGATGCTATAGTAGGACCTACAGAACCTATAAATGATTCAAAAGTGCTTAAGGCGGTTCCTGATGTATTACACCAGTTAGGTGAGAGATCAGGTTCATTCCATATCTCCGCTGCTACTACTGTTCCGGGAAAATTGGTTGCAGCTTGAGAAAGAAACGCGTTCGCATAGCCAGCCCATGTAGCATTATTTGACGGAGGAGTACAAGTTGATACACCCAAGTTGCTAGGAGTAAGTTGCAAGATCACAAGGACTTTTAGACCCTGTGCGGAAAGCAGAGTCAACTGTGCATTTGGTATAGACCATCCACATGTTCCAGCCGGACATTGAGCCGATATATCAACAGAAAGACGGACCACATTCAGACCAGCCGCCGGTAAATATGCTAGAGGAGTAGAACCAGTTAAACTGGTAATTCCTGTAACGAACATCCCCGTAGGTATGGCTGTTGTGCCTGTCCTGTTGTTAAAATTCCCGGTGACAGCCCCAAAAGCATGGGCCATCAACACGGAAAATAAAGCTAAGAATCTTAGTTTCATTATTTAATTGCAGACATATATAGAGTATATGCTGGAATCGTCTGTGCGGAGCCGATAGTATTGGTTACGTAAAGTGTTACCGTATTGGCTGCGGTGACTCTCCAGATATAACGAAACTTGCCAGATTGTGTCAAATCTATGGACGGATTCACAAAAACTAACGCTGGTGTTCCGGGTGCTGGTACTCCAGATAACGTGTATGACGTCGCTACTGTTGCGCTAGCCGGTATACTGCTAGAAGCTACTTGGAGGGTTGTCCCGAAAACTGTAGAACCGCCGCCGGTCGGTGCAGTATACGGAAGATAAGTAATATTACTTGATGTGTCTATCGATACAAGATAAGTTCCGGAAGCATACGTAGTCCCGCCTGTCAGAGATAGCTTGTTAGCGGAAATCTGCGGAACCTTTAATGTAGTTCCGTCAAAAGTCATTCCAGCGGGAAGATTGGTTTGCGGCGTGGCTTCCCACTTGCCTGTATTTGGATCAACTACGATAGTAGTGCCGTCAGGCTGAGGAATAGTAAAGGTAACGCCCGGATAATTGAAAGTGATAGGAGGAACAGTTACTTGCTGCGAAAATACTGGCAGAGTAAATGCAAAGAGTACGAACGCAAATATTTTATTCATTACTGAGCACCTTCTACTTGGTTGCCGGACATTGAATAATTTCCTGCAAGTATTCCGGTTATTCCTGTTGGTATGATGATCGGGTTGATCGTGTATGCACAGGAAGTTACTGAGCTATCTAAGAATCCTGTTCCTCCGGCTATTCCTTGGACCGTAAGACTTGAGGCTACTGTAATAGCGCTGGTGTACAGTGTTCCTGTAGTACAGCCAGTAGTTCCGTTGGTTGCTGGAGTTGTACCAT